GGTCGCGGTCGTGGTCGGTCAATTTAAAAAAAGCCATGCCAAGAGTAAGCTCAGGTGATAGCGGTGCCAGGCATCCATATCTAATCCCAAGACTTTACAGAAAGATAGTCTGTGAAAGACTATTGAACGATAGGGGATATCTTGGCCCTGAATACATCAAACTACTTGAAAAGCAAAGGGACGATTGCACTAAACAAATGGAAAGGAGAGCGTTAATATGAGACATCGACAAATTTGCGATCAAATCAACCGAGAAAACGAGCGCAGGATACTGTGGCCTTTTTACGCAGCATTAGGGCTGCCTTTTATCATCATGGCCTCTATCCTTACGGTATATGCTTATGGCCCTGAAATAGACTATTGGGCCTCCAGGCATCCGTATATGATCGTTTCAATCCTTGTTCCTATGTGCCTGTTTGGGCTGTGGAGGTTATTTAAATCTTTTGTCTGGTGAAAAGAATATTAGTAGCTTGTGAGGAAAGTCAGGCCGTTTGCATCGAGTTCCGCAAATTGGGCTTCGAGGCTTATTCCTGTGACCTGTTACCGTGTTCTGGTGGCCATCCTGAGTGGCATTTTCAAAGGGATGTATTTGATGTGTTGGGCCATCCTTTGGATAATTTATGGGATTTGGTTATTGCCTTTCCACCATGTACTCATTTGGCAGTCAGTGGAGCTAGGTATTTTGAACAAAAGCGCAAAGACGGGAGACAACAGAAAGCAATAGACTTCTTTTTGAAATTTACTCATAGGCCAGGACTTTGGGCTATTGAGAATCCGATAGGAATAATTTCCACTCTTTACCGCAAACCTGACCAGATCATCCAGCCATGGCAATTCGGTCATGGAGAGACAAAAGCTACTTGCTTATGGCTTAACGGGCTGCCAAAATTAGAGCCTACCGATATAGTTGCAGGTAGGGAACAAAGAATTTGGAAGATGGCCCCAGGACCGGAAAGGGCTAAGATGAGGTCAAAAACATATCCGGGTATTGCAAAAGCTATGGCCGAACAATGGGGAAAATTTATTTGCACTAATGGAAACTAGTTGTATATTCGTACCAGCATTTAAGAAACTCCGGTTGCACACGGTTTGTTTCCATTTTTTTGAGGGTTCACAGGGGGCGGCGGTGCAAAGCCAAACCCGGTGAGCCTTCTTTTTTTATGCCTAATAGGGTGATACGAGACTGGACTACATCAGAGGCAATTGAATCAATTTCTTTTGAGGCCGAAGTATTTTTCACAAGGCTGATAATGAAAGCGGATGACCACGGGAATTATCATGCAAACGTAAAATTACTTAGAGCCGCCCTATTCCCTTTAAGGGATTCGGTTTCCAATGGTGATATAGCAAAGTGGCTTTCAGAATGTGTTAAGGTTGGGATAGTTGTTTTTTACAAGTCAGTTGACGGAAAGGATTATATCAATATCCCAAATTTTGGGCAGAGATTGCGACAAATGCGGTCAAGTTTCCCGCAACCCGCTGACAACCCGCTGACAAGTGGCTGTCAACCCGCCGTCAATGGACGGCCTGAAACGAAACGAAACGAAGTAGAAACAGAAACGAAGGAGAAAGCGAAGACTCGCGAATGGTTTGAGGGGTGTATTGATGAACTGTATAAAGAAACCCTTGAAATGACCCATAAAGGCAAAGACGTTAAACAGGCAATAGCCGAATCATGGGTTTTTCTATCATCTGACCCTATACGCCTAAGAAATGCGGACTCATCGGACGTTAAAAAATTGGTAAATACCTGGCTTGGAAATATGAAAAACGGGGAAAAGCAACGAAAAAAAGCATTTGAGCTATGAGAGACTTTTTTATCCAGTGCCTCAAAGACCTTGAATCCCTGACCGGCCTCCGGCAATTGTTCTTCCTTCAAAGCGATTTGGAAGACGGGGAACGCAAAAAAAACGTACTGATAGCGGGAATGATCCTGGCCTGCAAGGACTACCCATTTATTCCAGAAGAAGCACAAAAGAAGATCATCCGGGATCAGATGGTAAAAGACCAAAACTATGAGGCTTTGAATAGCCGAACTATTCACAAGTGGCTCACGGCGGCTGCCAACGCCTACCGTACGCATTCGCAGTTCACTGAGGACGACCTGATGCCTCGTGACCAGAACGGCAAGGCAACGGAACCAGCACCGCCGGAAGTGGCTGATAAATATTACCGTGAGTGGATGGCATCGTTGGCTAAAGTTGGTGATGGTATGCCCACGATTGGAGAGATAGAGGATAATTTAAAGCAAGTTAAAAGGGTAGAAACAGGCCGTCAGAAGTTCGTGATCGAGGATGTGGAGATATGGGCTATGAGTCAAGAAGAAGCACAAAAAGCGTTTGACGCTACATTCAAATGAAATACCACGAAAAAACAGAAGTAGAAAAGATCAGATTTACTCCCCGTGAGGTATCTGATTTACTTGACGTGCCCTACTACATGGTCTGGCAGTTATCAAATCGTGCCGGACTCAGGAGAAACAAGAACGAGAAACTACACTACACGGTAGACGAAATACAAACCATGAAGAAACTGTTATGAGCTATTCAGAATCAGCAGAGGAAATATTGAATGAACTTCAAAGAGCTAAAGCTATTTGGAGAGACAACTTCAAGAACTACCACGAAGCCTATGCCGTCATACTTGAAGAAGTAGACGAGCTTTGGGATGAGATCAAAAAGAAAAACCAGGACAAGGAGAAAATAAGAAAAGAGGCTATCCAGTCCGCTGCAATGTTACTTAGACTTATAACCGAATTGACATGACATATCAGGAATTTATTGATAAAAAGAAACATTCAACAATTAATCACGGCATTGAACCAAACTTCATGCCCGATGGATTGTTTGATTATCAAAAATACGTTACTGAATACGCAGTCAAAAAAGGACGTTGCGCTGTATTTCTGGATACTGGATTGGGTAAAACTCTGATCGAATTAGCCGTAGCCCAAAACTATGTGAACTCAACGGGTAAGCCAGCCCTGATTATTACACCGCTTGCGGTAGCGTTTCAGTTTATCAAAGAGGCTGAAAAGTTTGGGATAGAAGATATTGAATACTGCAAAGACGGGAAGCACAAAACAAAAATAGTCGTTTGCAACTATGAACGGTTGGAACATTTCAATCATGAGGATTTTGATTGTGTAATACTTGATGAAAGTTCTATCCTAAAAAACTTTGACGGGGCTATAAAGCACAGGATTACAACATTTCTAAAGAATGTCCATTATCGATATCTGTTTACCGCCACTCCTAGCCCTAACGACTTTATCGAATTAGGGACAAGCTCCGAGGCTCTTGGTTACTTGGGTTTTACGGATATGCTCACCAAGTTTTTCAAAAATCAGGAGGATACTATTAGCCCGATGGCGATAGGAACTAAATGGAGGCTGAAAGGACACGCGCAGGACTACTTTTTTAAATGGGTTTCGGGATGGTCTATTTCAATGCGAAGGCCTTCCGATTTAGGATTTGATGACGGCAAACATATTTTGCCGGAACTTATCCAGAAATATCATGCGGTAAAGAATGAGACTAATCTAGTCGTTAATAATCAAATCCAGTTATTTAACATGATAGCCCAAAGGTTGACAGAGGTAAGACAGGAACAAAAGCAAACCATCGAACCCCGTTGTCATTTGGCGGTTGAACTTTCAAAAGGAAAAGACCATACCGTCTACTGGACAAACTTCAACAACGAGGCAGACTTAATCGAAAGCCTAGACAAAGACGCTACTCAAATAGACGGTTCTATGTCAATCGACAAGAAGGAGGAAATACTTTTAGCCTTCTACAACAAGGAAATAAAAAATCTAATCACAAAGCCAAAGATTACTGCCTTTGGATTGAACTGGCAGCACTGCAATCATACCGTATTTTTCCCCACTTTCTCATATGAGCAATACTACCAAGCGATTAGGCGGTTCTGGAGGTTTGGACAAACAAAACCCGTAACCGTTGATATCGTTTATTCAGATGGTCAAAAAAGGGTTTTGGATTCCCTTCTTGCTAAAACAAAGAAAGCCGATGAACTCTTTGGTAAACTTAATGCCGAACTTCATCAATCCTATCAAGTAACTTCTAAAGGATTCGACAAACAAATAACCCTACCTAAATTCCTATGATTAAAGACCAAGTAATTACCGATCAGTACGCAATCTATAATGCAGATTGTGTAGAAGTTTTAGGACAACTTCCTGACGTTTCGGTTGATCTATCAATCTATTCTCCTCCTTTTGCCGGGCTATACAATTACAGTTCGCACGAAAAGGATTTTTCCAACTGTGAATCCCGGGAGGATTTTCTAGATCAGTACGATTTTTTGATTTCTGAAATAGCCAGGGTTACCAAGCCTGGGAGGATTACCGCCGTACATTGTACCGACATCATGGATTCAAAGACGGGCCAACTATTTGACCTTCCTCATGCGATTATCGAACTCCACGAAAAACACGGATTCAAATATCGTAACCGAATTACAGTCTGGAAGGAACCATTGAAAGTTAGAATGAGGACAATGGTAAAAAGCCTCATGCACAAACTAATAGTCGAGGATGCTACCGAGTGTTTTACTGCCATGCCTGACTATGTGCTGATTTTCAAAAAGAACGGACAGAACGAAATACCGGTAACACATCCAAACGGATTTACCGAATACTTTGGGG